ATTCTTCCTAACAAATTAAATCCGGAAGTGGTTGGGGTATTAGTAAAACTTAGAGTAACACTTCCACTTGTAGTCAATGTTTGTACATGCCCGGCAGAAAAATCGATAGACACAGCACCTGTTAAAGTTCCTAATGCTACTATTCTTTCGGCAAATGACTGTGTTTGCATGTCTTTAACTAGAGTATAGTTAAAGTCGTTGCCGAGACTGGCTCCGTTATTTAGAGCTGCTGTTAGTACAGCCTTGGTTTGTAATTCGGCGATTTCGTTTTTAGCAATAGTTAAATTGTTTTTAATCGAAGTGAAATTATCTCTAAATCCCTGACTGTTGTTATCTTGTCCAGCGATTGGATAGTTGCCGTTAATGTTGTCTGTATAGATATTACTCATGTTATTCAAAAACTCCTAATTTAGGATATATGACATATTTATCACCGCGACCCGGATCCACATATAAGTCTCTGTAGTCTACGAATTTTGTGCTACCTCCATCGAATTTGGTTATTCGGCTGGACAATCTTGTGTTAATTCTAATGTAATTTAATTCAGTGCTACCAGTTGGATATGGATCGTTGGCTAGCATTAAAGTGGCACCACCATAGGTTTGACCTCTTTTAACACGAACGATTTCTCCGGATTTAACTTCTTCTTTAAAAGTCAAAAATAAACGATTATTGGTGATTGAAATTTCCCAAATCCCAGCACGTTGATTTACTCTTGCATTGGGATTAACTCCTAATACAGCAGTATAGGTTCCTGGGGTTTCACCGCCGCCATCACTGTCGGTGACTGTAACTGTTGGGGCACTAGTGTATCCGGATCCACTGTTTCCTACTACGATACCTGTAACTGCACCCCCTACTATAGTGGCAGTGCCAGTGGCTGTAACTCCACCAGGAATCTGTGGTGGGTCGAAAGTAACAGTAGTTGTTTCAGCTGCATAGCCAGTGCCGGGAACATTGACTGTAACACTGGCCACTCCTTTTTTAGATAACACATCTACACGATTTTCGTACAATCCGGGAACGACCACTGAGTTATTAAAACTACCCTCAGCTGGCAATGGATCATAAAGAACTCCGTAGGGATCACTGAAAATATTCCATCCATTATTATCGCCATTGTAATCAGGATAAAGGTCCTGTTTAGCAAAAACAACCAGATCTCCGTCCTTGAAATCCGTAATACCATCTAGTCCCGGCTGTGAAGTTATCACATTGAATCGAACTCGTGGTTCATAGTTTTTTACTGTATTGAAAACTACGTTCGACTGATCTAATTCTAAACTAACTGCAAATCCCGTAGGATTCGCACTCCATACAATTGATCCGCTGCCGGTGAATACTTCAATACGAATAATGTGATTACCTGTGCCAATATATGTGGGTGTAACTGAATTTTCTTGATCTACAACAACATTGGATCCAGTAATGGTTTTTACTAAATTATTGTCAATGTAGACTGTGATCGAGTCGGTGTTCATAACATATAGATTATAAATTCCGCCAACTGCTACATAAAATTCTCTTTCTATGGTTTGAACCGTGCTAGGTAAAGCGTTGGTTCGATTGTTTACCCAAACGGCGTTTTGATTCATCCAGGCACTCCAGGATGGATGATTCACCGGAAATACCTGTGGGGACACAATTTGTAAATCAGTATAGCCCAATAGATTTTTAACTTCGGCTCCGTTAACAGTGTCAAAGGGAACCGAAAGAGCATAGTCAACAGTTTCGACCAGTGTGAGGCCAATTTCTTCGTTGATAAATCTATCAAAAATTGTTTCCTGAGAATCAAAAAATTTATTATTTTCAAAGTCCCAATTTTTACTTAGATGTCGATCTATTTGATAACGATCAAATACAAAATTAAATACACTGAGATTTTTTAGTGTATTTGTGTTTTTGATTTTTTCATTTAACCGTTGTATCGCAGTCGAAGCTGTGCCAGGTTTTACATAGACCAATGGTATTACATTAATTGGGCCCGGAACTGATCCGTCGGGCTGTACGCTGGTCATCCAACGAGGCAAAACACCTTTATTTTCTAATTCCAGTTTTTCCAACAAACGTGTCCGCATATTAACAAAACTGTTGGGATATATCGAACTTTGTGGAACACCATCTATTTTGTAATAATTAGCTATCTTGCCTATTAGATTGATTTCCATTGCTGCAGACTGATCTTGTTCATTGGTACGATCGTCTCTGACAGTGGCATAAATTACTTCATAGACGGGGTTGAAATTTTGATCAGTAGCCACAGAATAACTTAATTCATTTAACAACATTGGTTTTCTATAATGATTCAATGTCTCTGACGAAAAGTAAGTTGATAACAATGGAGCTTCTACCCCGGGCAGAAATAACATTTTTAATTCCTGTGCCCGCCCAAAATAGGGATCCTCGGCTCGGTAGACGATTTCGTTGTCTAGCCAATCTGTGGCATTGATTAAATTCTGATAAAGCAATCGATTGCTAGTGTCAGGTAATGCTCGAATATAAATGTTTTCGTAGGGCAATGGATTGCGATTTCTGACTCTAACTGTGAATTCTTTAAAACTTATTTGAGTAGCAGACAACGGATCTATATGATTTCGTGCTTCAACATTAAATCTATAAGTTTCGTCGTAGCTGGTAGTATCATTGTCTGATACTTTAGTAGATCCGCTATCTAAGGTAAAACATCTAAAGCTGGCACGACCGATTAACAATCCTGACTCAGTTAATCTTATTCCCTGTGGTAATTGGATTGGACGAGGATCGCTGACATTGTAGGGCAGTAATCTATAATAAACTGGGGCATTGTTGGTAAGCGTTGCTTCAACTGCGAGATCACTGACCATCCCATTGAATAGATCGCCTAAATTAGATGGAGAAACCCAGGTAAGAGTTTGATAAGTTCCGGGATACACATATAAACTAAATTCTTTAAATTCACTGGTAGTATTTGGTGGAGCAGTTTTTTTAACTCCAACAAAAAATTTAAATGTCTGTGGTGTAATTAAAGATGGGAGTCGTCCGTGTAACCATCCTGTAGTTGGATCTAAAACAAGACTGAGAGGAATTTCGCTGGTAACCTGATCAAATACATAAGTATCAAATTCAGCAGTATCGTATCCGTTTTCTTGTTTGTTATCAAAATCGTTTTCGGTATTGGCAATAAAATAGGTTAAACTTTCTCCGTCAAAATCCAGTCCGTTGAATTTAAAAGAAAAATAATTATCATGCTCGGCTATAGTTAGTTCTTCGGGTTCAGTTAACAGCACTGGACGTAGATCAACTTCGTTGCTTTTTTGAATTATGATAGAATAGTTTTTTAAGTTTTTATTAATACCATCACTGACTTCTACTACAAAATTATAAGTAACTGTATTTTCTGGCACTGTTAATCTTCGTGGATAACCTAACAGTCTTCCTGAAGATTTCAATTCCAGCCCAGTAGGCAAAGTTCCGGATCTAACAGAAAATATCAATGAATCTACAGGAGTAAAATCAACTGCGGTAATCTGTATATCTACACGTGATCCCTCTATATAGGTGCCGAGATTCTCAAGTGGACCCACAATTATGGGTTCTTTGTTAGCGTTAACTGCTAGAGAAAAACCACGATCCGAAATCTGATTATCTAAACTAATAGCCCTAATGCTGAAGCTGTAATTGTAAATCTTTTCTTCAGGATTAAGGTTTGTTATTGTTGAAGTTCCTTCGATGCTGCTGTTGCCAAATGCATCAGCTCGAGTGATTAACTGCATACCCGGAGGTAAACTGCCGGCTATTAGCTGATAGCGTACTGCATTGGTAGCATTAAAACTAAAACGAAAGTATTCGCCTTCGCGTATAGTTGAAATAAACTGGCTTGGGGTGGTCCAAATTGGTCTTGGCATGGTAAATTATTAGAATTGTTCTATTATTTACCAAATTTTGGAACAGAGCTCTAGGCTGTAGGAGGGTTTTGATAAAATTCTAAATTCTTTTGTAATCTAGGATCTTTAGGGTTTAATTTAGCTGCTTCTTTGCCATGATGCAGTGCTTGATCGTATTTTTCTAAATTCCATAGTGCAATAGCAGCAAGATCGTGGGGTTTCCAACTCCAGGCATCATCTAAACAAATATAAGTCATTGGATGAGCATTTATTTTAAGTGCCCGCTGCACATATTCTAAACATTTTTCCCACTGTTTGTTTTGATAAAAATATTCGGCCATTTTAACCAATGGTTCTCTGTGATCGGGCAGTTCTTGATGTGCTTTTTCTAACCAGTCCGGGGCATTTTTTGGTTCAGCTTCAGCTAGATACATCAATGCTTGGCAGCGTTCAACAGGATTAGATTCCATGTCAAGAAACTTTCTGTAGGTTGTTGAAGCATTTTTAAAGTCTCTTTGATAGATGTATTCACGACCGAGATAGGCCATTGCACGACTGTCATGCGGGTATTCGCGAACAAATTCCTGTAATAGGCTTAGATCTCCGCTTTTGTTTTTGCTTGCAGGATATTGGTGTATGCGTAACTTAGTGGTCCAACTAAGCGTTTCTTGTCCTCGACACATTAGATATTCGTGTGTAGGTCCTATCCAACGATAATTGGTTCTGCTATGTATACGATCTCCAAACCATTGACGTCCTGGTGTTCCGTCAGGATTCCAGTTCCATACATAGGGATATCGCAGTCGTGTTGTACCGGGTCGCCAATCTGATTCTAGTGCATCTCTCCAACCGGGCTGCAATCTTTCGTCTAAATCTAATCTAATACAAACATCAGCATCGCCAGGAACAGTATACATAGCCATGTTAAAGGCATCGTCGAATCTCCAAGGTAAAATTAATACCTCGGTAACTTTTACTTTTTCTAGACTACGTAGTTTTTCTACTGTTCCGTCAGTACTGCCAGTGTCCAGCACACAAATATAATCAGCATCTTGGCAAGATTGATACCATGCATCTATGTTGGGAAATTCGTTTTTAACTGGACAATAAACAGCTACTTTCACTTCAATCCCATGCCAGCACGAATTTTAGTAGCACTGATGCTGTGAATCTTGTCGTCGAAGGTTTCTTGCTCGATCTTATATCCGACATCTCGGCCATACGTAATATTAACAATGTTGGGCACAACAATGATCTCGTATTGTCCTTGATAAAGTGGATCTAAATCTCGACGAATAAAGTTTTTAACCTGCTCAATGGCAAATGGGTTACTGCCTTGCCACCCTTGGCAGTCACGAATCATAATACAAACCTGTCCAGTTTTAGCCAGAGCACGTTCAAATAAAGCTCGATGTCCCTCATGCCAAGGTTGCCAACGACCTAACATTTGAACAGTTTCACGCTGCCAATCAAATCGTGGACGTTGTTGATTTTTTAATATTAGTTGCCCTACAAAAGGAACCCATTTTTCGGCATTTTGTTCGGTTATTCTAAAATCGTAGATGTCGGGTGGCACGAATGCACGATTGGTATCTTCATAACGACCTTCGTCGATAGTGTCCATCCAAATAGTCCAATCTGCTTTGAAATTATGTCGCATCTCGGGCAACGGAGCAACAAAATCACAGATAACAAAATCGCCAGAACATTCTAGTGCAAACTGTGCCATACGCAAACTTTGACGTATACGACCTTCACGACTAAAGTCCCAATCGTTATATTTTTTACGTACTTCGTCGGCATTAAACCAATCCACTGTGGCTTTCCAGGCGTGTGGAACATGTTCAAATTTTGACATAGTTCCGATAGGCATAGTGCTGATATCGCTAAAAGTCTCAAGATATTTCTTTAGACGTTCAGCAAAGTAAGTTTTACCTGACCCGGGCAGGCCCATAATTAAGATTTTTTTAGGCATTTTGTTTGCTCTCTATAAAGTTTTGTTTAAAGATTTCGTATATTTCAGCAGGGGATAACCAGCAATCTTCGCGATACTCGGCCTGTTCCCATAGCCAAAATTGTCGCTCTCTTAGATAGGATCTATCTTTTAATACATTTACGTTTTCGTGATGACCAAAAATCAACGGATCGCTTTGTCCAAAAATTGCCATACCTTTTCGTCCTAGGCTCCACCCAAGATGTTGTCCAAAACTGTCTAGTCCGATCCAAGTGTCATTTTCTAATATCAAATGAGATAGTTCAGCAATGGATAAATTTTTTCTAAAATCACTGACTAACTGTGTTTCGCCTTCGATGCCAACTTGTATAAGTCGGTGACCATCTGCTTCTAATAGTTTAATTAGATCAGACCACCAAGGATAATTTTTTGGGTGTGGTTTACCGTTACGCATAAACTTAGCCCAAGGAAATATAATTATATTCATATTAATTATTCACATACATTTTTCTAAAGGCTTCTTCCAGACTGCCTTTCCAATTCCATTGATCCATTTTTTGATATACGTTATAAGGACCGATATCCCCGAATAAACTTATAGCATCAGCAATACTACGTCCTGGAACAATCTCTGGGTAGCAGCTAAAAATAACTGGATTTTTAATTTCAGGAAGAACTTTATTAAAAACGATATGATCGCCCATACCGTTATCTAAAACCACGATAGTTTGTTTGTCAAAGCCTAGAATATTACGGAATATTTGATCGTCGCGATCAAACATCTCTTTCATCTCGGGACGTACACCGCCTTTGTTGTGTTTATAATGCCAAGTAACCGCATTAGGAACTGCTAATAGCTCATAGCCTTTTTGTTTCAGTCCATAGGTAAACAATGTTTCTTCTCTAAAGGCAGCACGACTTAAACTTAAATTGTAGTCGTGAACCCCGGCACGATAAAGAAAACTACAGTGTAAATGATCCACTGATTGAACTTCTCTAATATAATCCCACTGTAGACTAGGCTCTGCACTGATATTTTCAATTTTTCCAGTGGCTCCAACAACAGGAGCAAACGGAGGTGTTAAAATAGATCCACCAACTGCACCCAACTTGGGATTCACATAACTCCACAGCGTTTCTAACACATTAGGCTCAGGCACAGTATCATCGTCGACACGCCAAACCCATTCGAATCCATAGGTATTGGCAATTTGGTGACTATGGTGCTGACCTTTTTTGCGTCCAAAGATCACTTCCCAAGTTATACCTTTAAGATCAAAGGTGTGTAACAGATATCGAAAAATTTCAATATTTCTAATGTCAACTGGATCATCATTGTCGTCAAAAATAATTAAATGATCTGGTTTCATAGTTTGATTTAGAACTGCACTCAAAGCCATTGGCAATGCTAAATCGTATCTTCCCCTAGTGGGGATAGCACATAGTATACGTTTCATTTTTTAAATTCTAACCCATTTTTCTGTAAAGACATTTGTACGGACGTCAAAATTTCCCGAAGGCCCGCGAGCCATTTGCTCTTCGGTGAATACTTGTTTAAATCCGGCGTCTTGTAGATAAAATCTAATTAAATTTGGATCTTGTAACACAGGATTTTCGTTGGTATTTCCGTGAAGCTCCATATAAATTATGTCAAATCTTTTAATCACATCCGATCTAGTAAACAATAGTATATCAAATTCAGAGCCTTCACAGTCTAATTTTAGCACAAGATTGTTATTTTGTATTCTGTTATCAACCAACAACTTTTCCAAAGTAATTGTTTCAACTATATCGCCTTGGTTGCCGATCTTAGACAGGCCGCCTTGATTGGGGATACGAACTGTTTGCCCGAAATCTCTATGCACAGCATAGTTTAATGGGATAATATCTTCATAGGGCAGTACATTGTCTTTGAGATAACGTCTAAAAATAAATGGTTGGGCTTCGATGGCATAAACTGTTTTTGCATCATATTCGTGACAGAGCAAAGAAAACATACCAATATTGGCACCAATATCAATAACTATTCGATCTTGAATTTCGGCTCTTTCTACACCATATGTGTTTATTTGAAAAATTTCGTTATAGATACCTGGATCCAACGATTTTAATCGTTGATGGTTAACTGGTAGGTCTTTGGTCTTTTCTTCGAACCAGGCACGATTATATTTTCTTGCCAGTTTAACTGAATTAATAAAGAATATATCGCCCCAGTCTGGAACTAGATTAGGATCGTGTACTGTGCCTTCACCTTTGTGATAAATGGGAAAATCACCGGTAAAAAGATTGCCATCAGTGGACCACATTTTAGGTACACATTCGCAGACTTCAAACCCGGCACGTTCGGCTTCGATACAAAATTCGGTGTCTTCTCCGCCGCCAACTCCGTAGTCTTCGTTTAGTAATCCAATTTTGTCAAATACACGACGATGTATCATTACCAAAAAGAATACAGCAAAATCGTGTCCGGCTGGTGCCGATGGACCTTTTATTAAACAAGTAATACCACATCGAGGATTAGTTTCGAATGGTCCTGCGAGTTGTCGAATCCAGCGATGTCGTTCTTGCGGTAACAAGAAAGCATCATTGTTTAAAAGGATTATATATTCTCCGGTAGCAACTTTTATGCCTTCGTTGGTTGCTCGGGAATAACCAAGTGCTGCGTCATTCCAAATAGTTTTTAAATGATCCGCAAATCCTAGAGAATCGAAAGATTGTTTTAAACTGTCTAAGTATTCTCGTGTATTATCCACACAACCATTGGCCGAAATCACTAGCTCAACTTCGGACATATTGGTATATTTTAGGATAGCATCAACACAGGGCTTTAAAAGATCGTCACAATGATTGTAGGTCGGTATTACGATACTGTATTTCATAAGTTAATTGATTTTATTTGCTTTCAAAAGCAAGTTTATTTAATTAACTTTTTTTGGTATCGTTTATTTTTTAAGTTCTTTGATCTGCTCGGCCAAGTCCTTGATCGCCTCAACAATCAATCCTATAACATTACCATAAGAAAGAGTTAACTTGTCGTTGGCATCTGTGACAGCTTCGGGCAACACTTTTTGAACATCTTGAGCTATCAATCCGGTACCTCTCTTGGGGCTGTCTTTGAGATTAAATGTATAACCGGTTAACTGTAATACCTTGTCTAAGGCATTCTCGATACGTGCAAGATCACTCTTATATGTTATATCTGACAAGGAGTTAAAGTTAGTTGCACTCAAATCTCCGGTACTGGGATTAAAGTAAAGTTTTGTTGAGCTTACACCTACACTAGTTGCTGATCCAGATGTTACGTCGTCAAACAATATATATCTAGTGGCATTAGTAGTAGTATCGTCGGTTATAGTAGCACCAGGAGCTGCCCCCGAGGTCCATGTGGTTCCGTTTGATGTAAGTACATTACCACTATTACCCGGAGCAACAAAACTTACAGCACTGGTTCCATTACCTAGTATAACGTTATTAGCAGTTAGTGTTGCGGCACCAGTACCACCAGCAGCAACTGGTAGAGTACCGGCAGTTATGGTATTTGATCCGCTTCCGTAAACAGCTTGATTACTAGAAATAGACGTTAATCCAGTACCACCTTTGGTAACTCCTATAGCGGTGCCGGCCCATCCTCCGCTGCTATTAATTACTTCGGTTGTATTTCCGACATAATAATTAGTTGAATTGGTGCTACCACTAACCATTAGATTGTGAGTCGCACTAGTTGTTGCGGTTCCGATCGCAGCACGAGTGCTAAAAATTCCGATCATTGCACTTAGTGGAGTATCGGCTATAAATGCTCCAGCATCAAAACTTTGAGCAGTGCTTGTCCAATTATCTAGATTTGATACTTTAGTTATAGTGAACGATCCCAGAGCGACTTCGTCTCCGATTTCAAACTTGTGCGGTATAATTTGTCCAGCACTCAGTAATGGTTCTCTCCACCAAACCTCATAAGTTGAGTCATTGATTTTTTTCAATACCAACTTCGGCTGTGGGGGGTGAGCACTTAAATCAAATGTACCATTGCCTTCGATTACATCAACAAAGAAGTTAAGTTGGGTAGATCCCAGAGTTGAAGTAACTGTTCTAAAATATCCTCTTAGTGTAGTAACTGACCACGAAAGAGTGTTTGTGGCAATGTAATCGTATTTTCTAACATAAAAGTTACCAATTACTCCGGGATTAGTTAAACTTACCCCAGTGATATCCCACAATTTTACATAACCATTGGTTCCTGAACCAACAGTATTTTCTGTAGGATAGTCAAGTGTAGTGACGCCAATCGAAGCAGAGATCTTCGATGATTGCCATACTGTTCCGGTTGATGTAAGCACATTACCACTGGTCCCGGGAGCAACAAAGTTAACTCCACTGGTTCCGTTTCCTATTAGAACATTATTGGCTGTGAGACTTGTTTGTCCTGTTCCACCTTTGGCAACGCCGATTGTTGATCCAGACCACCCTCCGGTATCGCTAATAACATCAGATCCATTGACTCGTACCCCGGCTCCATTGGCACCATTTACAAGATCAATATAACCTAACGGAGCCGGGGTAC